GTGCTCCGATTCAACGACCAGGGCAACCAACGGTCCATCACCGAGGGGGTCAACCTCCTGGCTGAGGCCAGCCTGCTTGTTGGACACAACATCGTTGGATTCGACATCCCCGCTATTCAGAGTTTCTACCCCTTCTTTGACTTTGAGGGGGCCGTTCTTGACACACTGATCCTGAGCCGGATGCTCTACCCAGACATCCTCACCAGAGACTTCCGCAAGAGGCCCATCGGTATGCCTCCCAAGCTCTTTGGCCGTCACAGCCTGGAGGCCTGGGGCTACCGCCTGGGAGACTACAAGGACAACTTCGGCAAGACCACCGACTGGGCTGACTGGTCTGTGGACATGGAGGATTACTGCGAGCAGGACGTTCACGTCAACGAGCAGCTCCTCAACCGCGTCTTCCCCTACGAGAAGATCGAGCGGTACGGCCCCAGCATCAAGCTGGAGCATGAGTGCGCCCGGATCATGGCCCAACAGGAGACTTTGGGCTGGCCATTCGATGTGAAGGCCGCAGAGAGGCTGGAGGGTGAGCTCCGCGGGGAAGCTGACAAGCTGGCAGACGCCATGCGAGCAGTATTCCCATATGTGGCCGGCAAGGAAATGACCCCGGCCCGGAACAACTCCACCAAGGGCTACATCAAAGACGCCCCCTTCACCAAGCTGGTTGAGTTCAACCCGACCTCCAGGGACCACATCGCCTGGGCCTTCAAGACCTGGCACAACTGGACCCCCGAGGAGTTCACCGACACTGGCCGGCCCACGATCGATGAAAGTGTTCTCCTGGCCCTGGACACCGAGGAGAGCCGGACCTTTGCCCGTCTCCTTGAGCTCCAGAAGGCAGTCGGCCAGCTGAGCGAGGGCAAGAACGCCTGGCTCAAGCAGGTCACCAAGGAGGGCAGGATCCATCACTCCTGCCAACTGGCCACCAATACCGGCCGCAATGCCCACAGCCGGCCCAACCTGGGCCAGGTGAGCTCTGACCCCCGCTGCCGTGCCCTCTTCCTGCCTGGAGACGGCCTCGTGCAGGTGGGTGCTGACGCCTCCAGCCTGGAGCTGCGGATGCTCGGGCACTACCTGGCCTACTTCGATGGTGGTCGCTTCGCCGACATCGCGGTCAATGGTGACATCCACCAGATCAACGCTGATGCTGTGGGCGTTACCAGAAAGGCCGTGAAGTCGATCACCTACTGCTTCATCTACGGAGGTGGGGACGAGAAGCTCGGTACTACCACAGATCCCCTACTCAAGGGGCCCAAGGCCAAGAAGCTCGGAGCAGAGATCCGGCGCAAGTTCACCGAGGCCATCCCTGGTCTCGATCAGTTGCTCAAAGCCGTGGCCAAGAAGGCCGAAGGTGATGTGCTCAAGGGCCTGGACGGGCGGCCGATCCGGCTTCAAGGCAAGAAGCATGCGGCCCTCAACTACCTCCTCCAGTCTGCCGGCGCCATCGTCTGCAAAAGCTGGGTGGTGGAGACTCACCGGTGTATCACCAACGAGAATCTCCGCCTTGGCATCGACTACCAGCCCCTTGGCTTCATCCACGACGAACAGCAACTCGCAGTCGCGCCTCCACATGTCTCCCTCATTGAAAACATCCTCGTCAACTCCATGCCCATCGTCGGGGAAGACCTCGGCCTCAAGGTCCCGCTCGCCGCGGAAGCCAAGCACGGCTCCAGCTGGGCAGACTGCCACTGATACCCAGCTCCGAATCGACGCTGACTTCTTCGCCTACCGGTCCTGCTCAGCCAACGAGACCGAGCTCGACTGGGGTGATGATCTGGTGACGATCGCCTCCAACTTCAAGGAGGTGCTCGGGATGTTCAACCGGGAAATCACAAACCTCAAGCGCCGGTTCGACACTGAAAACGTCACCCTCTACTTTTCGGACAGCGTCAACTTCCGCAAGGAGATCGACCCTGAGTACAAGGGCAAACGCACCAAGCGCAAGCCCGTGGGCTACAAGCGCCTGCTTCAGTGGGCCGCAGAGAACTTCAAGGTGATCCGATACCCCAAGCTGGAGGCAGACGATGCCCTGGGCCTGGAGTGCCACCTGGATCCATCCGACTTTGTCCTGGTCAGTCCCGACAAGGACATGAAGCAGATCTCCTGCCGCCTATTCAACGGCGAGGAGGAGGTCAACGTGACCCCCGAAGAGGCCGACTACTGGTTCTGGACTCAGACCATCACCGGTGACCCTGTGGATGGCTACAAGGGCATCCCCGGCGTAGGTGCTGTGGGTGCCCGCAAGATCCTGAGCAAAGCTGAGGACCCATGGACAGCCATCGTGGATGCCTATCAGAAGGCCGGACTTTCTATGGATGACGCCATCCGCAATGCACGCCTGGCACGGATCCTCCGGCCTGGTGAGTACAACTCAACCACCAAGGAACCGATCCTATGGACCCCACCAGTTGGTTAATTGCAGCCGACATCACGGCCGTCCTGGTCGTCGTCTATGTTCTCGACAGCAATGTTTTCCATGCACTCGACCTTGGACTCTCTTATCTCCCCTCGGTCATTAGAGGAGCTTGTTTACGGACCCAGCTGCAGGCCCGCCTCTGGCTCGACCGCCAAGCCCTCATACATCGCGGACCCGTGGGAAGACTTTGGAACGAGTACAGCCTCTGGCAAATCCGCCGCAACCCCGCCTACCGTGAGTTCTTCCAAGACCGCAGTGAGTAAGTACAGCCCGTCCCATTACCAACGAGGCCAGATACAGGTATGGGACTTCATCATTGATCAGGGCCTAGACTTTCTGGCCGGCAACTGCATCAAGTACATATGCCGCGCAGGCCACAAAAGCCATGAATCCGAGTTGGATGACTGGCTCAAGGTAAAGGCCTACGTCGACAAGAAAATCTCAACCCTCCAACAAAGCACCGACCGATGAGCTACAGCCACTACGATCAGGCCATTGAGTTCCGCACCCTCATGGGTCAGCCCCTGGACATCCCCAACGAAGAAGTGGGGCAGTTTCAGTTTGAGCTGATCGGCGAGGAGTTTGACGAGCTGGCCCAGGCCGTCCCCAACTCCGAGAACGAACTCAAGGAGCTGGCCGACCTGGCCTACGTCTGCTACCAGTTCGCCGCCGCCAAGGGCTGGGACCTCGATGAGGCCCTGGACCGCGTTCACGACTCCAACCTCAGCAAGCTGGTTGATGGTCGTCCCATCCGTCGTGAAGACGGCAAGGTCCTGAAGGGCCCCAACTACCAACCCCCCGTTCTCGCCGACCTTCTCTGATCTCCATGTCCACCACCTCGCCCATCGCCCGCACCGGTCGCATTCAGAGCTGGATCGACAACCCAAAAAGCCGACTGCCCGTCAGCTGCACCGTCTTCGTTGTGGAGGACAGCATGGAAGGGCCGGAAGGCATTGAAGCCTCTTGGCGCTTTGCTTCCCACGCCCTCCGTAATGGAGCAGGCTGTGCGATCCACCTCAGTAACCTTCGCCCTGAGGGACACGACAACGGCCTCGGCCTGACCGCCTCTGGACCGGTGTCCTTCGCTCGCATCTACTCGGCCATCAACGAGACGCTGCGACGTGGTGGTGTCTACAAGAATGGGGCCGTGGTCATCCACCTGGATTACACCCACCCGGATGCAATCAAGTTTGTCACAGCCAAGCGGTCAGATCTGCCTTGGGTCAAGCGGTGTCTCAATGTCGACAGTCGTTTTCTTGCGGACGCCAGTCCTGAGCTTATTGATGCAACCTTAGACGGCATCAAAAAGGGAGACATCTGGCTCAACAAAATCCGTTACGACGAAAACGGCCTGCGCATTTACGGCAACGTTTGCCTGGAGGTTTATCTCCCGTCCAGGGGCACCTGTCTTCTTCAGCACATCAACCTTGGCGCCTGTGCGCCCCAGGAGCTTCCCCAGGCCTTCGTCAGGGGCATGGTCGAGCTGATCGATCTTCACGGGCGTACCGGAGTGGGTGACACTGGTGAGTACCTCGATTCGTCTGTGGACCGTCAGGTGGGTCTTGGCCTTCTGGGCTTGGCCAACTTCCTGGCTCAAAACAAAGTCAGCTACAAAGAGTTTGGCCATGCACTTGACCGTCATTACACCGGCGCACCGGAGCCAACGGAGCCGGCGGATCTGCTGGTGGCGTACCTGGCACAAGGCATCCATGAGGCTGCAGATGTGGCTCGCCGCGCTGGGATGTGCCGTGCATTCGCTATCGCGCCTACAGCGAGCTGCAGCTATAAGTACACTGATCTGCGTGGCTACACTACGGCCCCAGAGCTGGCCCCTCCTATCAGCCGTCATGTTGATCGTGATTCTGGGACGTTTGGAGTTGAGTCATTCGACTACCCGTCAGATTGTGAAATCGCATCGGAGGTTGGCTGGGAAGACTACAAACGTGTAGTTGATGGCGTTGTCCGTCTGTACCGTGAGACCCTGCTGTTCCATGGATACAGCTTCAACAGCTGGAGTGATGTCGTCACCTACGACGAATCGTTCCTGAAAGAGTGGCTCGACTCGCCACAAACGTCGCTGTACTACGCCCTTCAGGTACTACCTGATACCCAAGCCAAAGACGATGCTCTGGCTGCTCTTGATGAGAGCTACCATGAGTTCTTCAAGTTCGATGAGACCGCTTCCACCTCACCGGATGACGATGAGGAGGTTGAGGGTTTCTGTCCCATCTCGTGTACTTCCTGCTCAGAGTAATGTCTCAGTCTCCCTACGCCCAAGTTGTTTCCCGTAAACGCAAATGGACTCCGGTGGCTGTCCAGAAGGGCCACCTCGTGGATGGTTCAGAGCAAGCCATCCACCGTGCCCTAGCCCTCCGTCACCTGGAGCTGCCAGTCTCTGAGTTCCTCAAGCAGGGACTGGAGAAGGAGCTTCCCAAGACCCAGGGCGTGGTGGAGGCCCTCCAGTCCAACATCCTGGACGAAGAGCG